AAATATGGGCTGCACGCTCAATTGCCAAAGTTTTTGAAAAATTAAATTTACCTTTTGATAGAACTGAAAAAACACAAGCACCTTCATTTACTAAAAACTTTCTTGCTTCGCATAGTCATCCTTTAGTTAAGAAGATAGCAAAAGCTAGAGAAATTAACAAGGCACATACAACCTTTATTGATACTATTATTAAACATGAACACAAAGGTAGAATTCATGCCGATATTAATCAAATAAGATCTGATCAAGGTGGAACCGTTACCGGCAGATTTTCTTATTCTAATCCAAATTTACAACAGATTCCCGCACGTAATAAAGACCTTGGGCCAAT